CAAAGTATTAATCCGTCAGCAATAATAGAACTTTTTACTCTTACAACTACAGCAGAATTACATGGATCGGCTACAACTCATAGATTTCATAATGGAACAAGTCTGAAGGATAATGGTGAAATAGTCTGGGCTGGTGATACATACCAAAGATTTCCTATAAAGGCAGAGGGTTTTGCTTATCAAAGGGGTCAATTACCCAGACCTACTTTAACTGTCAGTAATGCACTTGGAACAATTACAGCTATTCTTTTGAATGTAAATGAAACTACAACAGGTAATGATTTAACTGGTGCTACTTTTACACGCATAAGAACTCAAGCAAGATTTATTGATGCTGTGAACTTCCCAAGCAATGTAAATCCTTATGGCACACCAGATCCTACAGCAGAATATGCAAGAGAAGTTTTTCTGATTGACAGAAAGTCCACAGAAAATAGAGAGGTTGTAGTGTTTGAACTGGCAACAGCATCAGATATGGCAGGAGTTCGTGCCCCTAAAAGGCAATGCACAAGAGCAGAGTTTCCTTCTATTGGAACTATTAACGGATGAATTGGAAAGAGGCTGCATTGGTTCATGCGAAAGACCAAGACCCTAAAGAATCTGTTGGATTATTAGTAAATATTAAAGGTAAAGAAAGATATTTCCCTTGTAATAATCTTGCTATGACTGCTCATCAATGTTTTATTCTTGATCCAGTTGACTATGTAAAAGCATCAAATCAGGGAGATATTGTTGCTGTTGTTCATTCTCACCCTGTCACTCCACCAATAGCTAGTCAGGCAGATAAATTAAGCTGTGAGCAGAGTAAACTTCCGTGGCATATTGTTAATCCCAAAACAGAACAATGGGGATATTACGAACCATCAGGATATAAAGCACCTTTATTGGGACGTCCGTGGGTTTGGGGTATTACCGATTGCTGGTCTTTAGTAAGAGATTGGTATAAACAGGAAAAGGGTATTGAACTCAGAGATTGGGAAAGACCTTTAACACCAGAAGAGTTTTTAAAAGATCCAATGTTTGAGAGATGTGCATGGAGAACTGGCTTTAGACAGTTAAGACAGGAAGAAAAGTTAGAAAATGGTGATTTATTATTTATGTCAATTATGGCAGATGGATTAAATCACGTTGCTTTGTTTCTTGATGGTGAAGTATT